TACAGTTTCTACATCAAGGGCAATAGCAAACTCACCATTTGTAGGCACTGTTGTAGTATCTTGAGTAACATCTATAACATCATTTGTATCGCTAAGAATATACCAGCGATCTAAAGTATAAGCATCATCATTATTAGCACCTGAAGTAAAAGATGTGCCACGCTGTGCAACAGCAAAACCGCCATTTATTAAATAGTTCTTATTAACAGAAGCAGCAACAGAAGTGTCTATGTTTACCCATGCAGCACCATCATATTTGTAAACAGCATCATCACTTTTAAGATAAGACATATTGCCTTCTTGTGGTGATGTAACGGCAGCTGTGCGAGCTGCGGCATCAGCAAAGACCCACACGCCTTGCATTAAATAACCATCGACATCGGCTGCGGTCAGTACCTCGCCTGTCTGAAAATCCTTAAACCCTAATCCTGCTGCCATTTTTACTCCTTAGTAACTAAGCACATTATAGTCTAAAGTGCCATAGATATTGTTATTTAAAATTAGAGAATCCAGCACGGGTTCTAAAGTCGTGAAGATTACTCTAAAGCTGTTGGGTGTAATGACGTTTTGCACGCCAAATATCTGCAAAGTCTTATCTAGGGTAGATCCACCTGGCTGGGTAGTAACCACCCTGATCGGATCAAAAAAATCTAAGTCCAGGGCTGCAATAATGCCTGCATTGTAGTTAGGCGTGTATAGGTCTAGCTCGATGGAATCGCATCGCACGCTAGTCTCGGCACGGCTGGCTGTATAAGCCTGGGCGTAATCTAGGGCTACGGCATCGGTCTGCATTAGTAGCTCTTGGATCTGGTAACTATGGATAAAATATTTATCTATTGAGGCTTGGTTGATAGCGGTCTGGGGCGATCCGCCAGCCCTTGTAACAGTAGATGAGTTAAAAACGAGGGTATCATCCAATTTCCAATTAGCATTAGCGTATGGGATACCTGTGCCATTGTCATTAAAGGTAGTTACTGTGCCACCTATTGAGCCAGCGGTTACAGCTCTATCTTGAAATACAAACTCTCCATTAGCATCAACATATAGGGCTCCATATTCTGACTGAGCGGCCACTTGCATAGCCCCTAAAGATGTGCGTAATGTGCCTGGATCATTTTGGAGTGTAGTTAAACCTGTATCAATATCACGCATAGTTGCTGGCCAGTCGATCTGATCTAATATCTGGTTAATTCTTGTGCCTGATAGATTGCCAGCAGTAGCGCCTGCCACAGTAGTGATCTGTGCATTGTTGGCTAATCTAAACGCATCTACAGCTTGTATGGTTGTATAGGCTACCTCTGTAGCATCTTTAGGTTGAGTATTAACATAGCTTGTAATAAACCCTGAAAATATAGGATAAGTCGTAGCGCCATAGGTTGCAGTGATCTGCACCTTTTTCATAGGTGTTAGGTCGGGGCTGTAGGGACTTAGCGGATTAGTCGGGTTAAAATCCCCATTTTGATCTACGATGCGTAAGGTTAATTGGCCTGTTTGAAATTGGTCAAATAAAGCATTACGGCCTCTGGTGGTTTGTATAAAATTGATTTGATTTGATACGTCAACAATGATGGCTGCTGAGTCTTCTAGTATGTTTACGTCTAATATGCCAGTATCTAAGATCATCGCCTGGGCAAAGGCTGGCCCAGTAGAGAAATTAATATAAGCGTTAACTACTGGTACGGTCATTGGAAAGCAATCGAGCCAGCAGGTACTAATGCTCCATTACCAAGTTTAGTAATTTGACCTAAAGCATTTTGTATGTACACGCTTAGGTCTTGCTCGCTAGTTAATACTGCGCCTGTATTTACTGTTACCTGTGGTACTACTGTTGGTGCTGCTGCTGCGGCAGCTGTTGTGGCGCTAGATGGCATACCACCTGGCACGGCATATTGGCTCATCTGTGCTAAGAATGCATCGGCCTGTGCTTGTAATCTTGCAGATGAGGCAGCCAAGCCTGCTGCTGCGCCTGCTTCAATTCCCATCGATTTAAATTGGCCAACTAAACTAGTAAAAATTTGATCGTATTTATTAGGCAAAGTATTAAGAGCGCTAGCAGCATTGTTAGCACTATCGGCCAATAGATCGGCAGCTGTCTTAGCATTCATCTCTGCTAGATACTTCTTAGCCAAAGCCTCATTATTGTCTAGTATGGCTATCTTTGCCTGGATACGTAACTTAGTCTCAGCATCTGTAGCCTCAGCCAGCGCCTTCATTAAGCCTATGCGTTCTAAGTCAAACTTTTCTGACAGTTTGTCAACCTCAGTTTTTTTCTTTAATTGTTCGTTTTCTAACCTGCGATAGGTTGTGCCTGTTTTGATTTGTGCTAATTGCAACCTATTTTCTCTTGCATTAGCATTGTTAAGGGCTGTTGATGAAGAAGTCCTGCCCCCACCTAAAGCAACATTACTGGCAGCATTCAGACCTACTGTACCTATTGCCGTGGCTAAAATTTTAGGATTTTTAGACAAGGCAGCTAACGCTACAAGACCTGCGGCAAAAGTTGGATTATTTACAAGATCATCAAACTTCTTAATGAGTTTAGCCATTTCTTCAATAGCAAAGGCTATGTTGTTTCCTAAGTTTTCAAAATTGGTCGCTAAACTTTCAACAGAATTATCTTTGCTAAGTATTGTTAAAGCATTAACTAAACCAGTTCCGATGGACTTTGTTGCCTCATCTGCACCCTTGCGCAATACATCCATCTTGCCAGCATAAGTATCTAGCCTAGCTGCTGACTGACCACTAAAGCGTTTTTCTAGCGCTTCCATAATTTGGTTCATATCGCCAGTAGCAATTATGTTGGAATCAATACCTGTATTTAAGTTTTTGATTGCTTTAGTCTGACCTCTGATACCACTAGCAATAGCAGATATAACTGTGCTTAAACTTTCGCCAGTACCTGCGCTTATGTTTAATGCCGCTTCTAGCGAACGCTGCGCTAACTCTACAGATCCAGTTAGGTTTAATAATGTTTGGAAAGGGCCACGCAAATCGGAAAGTATTGCGTTTGTTTTTTCTAAACTCTTTATGTAGCCTTCTACTTCGCTTACTCTAAATGCGTTGCCAGTATTTTCTAGCTGTAGGGCAAGCCTTTTGGCAGCAGCCTCGTCCTCTGTAAATGCTTTAATTGCCTTTTTGCTGAAACTGACTATTGCAGCAGCGCTAAACGTAACGCCAAAGGTGCGTGCTAAAGTTTTTAATTGTTTGTTAAATACATCTACATCTTGCTTGGCTTTTTTTAGCGCTTTACCATTCCAGGTTGCTAAGGCCGAGACGACTACATTTGCCACTATGCCACCTTCTTCAATTCTGTAGAATCATTAAAGTAATCCGCCGTGGATTTAATTGCAGTAAGTATGGCATCATAAACTGCTGGACTCTTTTCAGCCCAAGCCTTGTAAATTATTCTACCTTTAGTTTTACGGCCACCACCTCGGATGCCTGGTATCTTTGGTTGCGATGTTAGATTAGGCATAGATGTTACAAACTGATAACCAGCAAAAGGATTATTAGAATCATATTGTTCGGTGGATCTGCCTGTCCTAGTTTTTTTAACCATAGTGCCAGATCCGCCTTTAGATACAACTGACTGAAATGGCGCACGTCCTTGTGGGTTTAATCGCCCAGCAGTTTCGTATATGCGACCAGCGGCGTTAATGTTGTAAACGTAATTTTCTACTTGAAAGCCGTTTTTAAATTTTTTGTTTTGTCCCTCTTTGTAACCAATGCCACCACGCACACTTGCAGAATCGTATTTTGGAAATGGTCGATAATTTATAGGAGATGAGATTGGCTTACTCCAGCCTGATAAAACCTCTGTATTGCCTGGTACATAACCTTTGGCGGTTGCTTCAACTTGGCGCATTAAAGGTGAGATCGCACCCCTAATACGTGCATACATATCATCATCTATAAAGCTAAGGCCTTTCATTACATCGCTAACGCCTACGACTTCTGCTGGCATTTCGGATCTCCTTAGCTCTGTCGGTTAGGACTTGTATGATTGCGGCATACATTTCGCTATCCATATCAATAAACTCTCTAGGCGGTATCCCAGTCTCTACGCTCAGCTGTGCGATGCTGTAAAGGATTGAAGACCGCTCAGTTATTTTTTTTCTTCGTCTAATACCTCGACAGTATCTAAGCTGTCAATAAACTCATCAAACGATAGAGATACCTGAGCGCCAGCCCTGCGTAAACATTCCCAAGCCAACCAGAATATATCTGACTGCTTCTCATCTTCACGCAAGGCCTTGCTAATTCCCATACCTCGTTTTAACTCGAAAGCGTACTCGACACCTGGTGTTATCTTGTGCTCTGATACTTCACCATTAGCCCTTGTTATCTTTAGCTTTGCCATTATTACTCCTTAGTTAGAATGCCACCGATGGGGACACTGTTACTGCGGAGTTTACTGTAAATGTGATAGATGAGGTAGCAATTTCAGCCACGCCACCTTGGCCGATTGGGGTTAGGTTATTTACCAAGACTGAAAATTGGTAAGTTGGGTTTTCGGCTGATACGGCAGTGCCT